AGCCAGCACCCATGACACGCAAGGCTGGCGCGTCGTGCGGCTCCGTCGGAGAAGTGCGTAAAGGCAGGCGTCAGGGAAGGCTACGTCTGCCCACCATCAGAGAAACGGGGTTGTGCAGGCGGCAGCACAGAGAGAAGCAGGAAAGCGGGCAGTACCTATAACCAGCAAGGGGAACACATGAAGATCGAGATCATCAGCATCCTGGACCGCAGCGGCTCGATGCACGGCCTGCGCCACGACACCATCAACGGCTACAACGGTTTCCTGTCCGAGCAGAGGACCGTGTCCGGCCAGGCGCGCGCCACCCTGGTCCTGTTCGACGACAAGATCGACACCCTGTACGAGGGCGTGAACATCGCCCACCTGGGCAACCTGACCAGCGTGCACTACGAGCCGAACGGCACCACGGCGGTCTGGGACGCGATCTGCCGCACCCTGCTGCGCCAGCGCGCCCGCATCACCGCCGAAGGCTGGGCCGACAAGGTGATCGTCAACATCGTCACCGACGACGGCGACAACGCCAGCCGCGAGTTCTCGAAAGCCCAGACCCGCGCGCTGCGCCACGAGGTCGAGACGGAAAACGGCTGGTTCGTGCGCTACGACGCCTGCGGCAAGGAGGCGGAACTGGCCGGCGTCGGCATGGGCATCGACCCCAAGTACCTGCGCACCTTCGCGCCGACCGCTGCCGGCGTGGCCGACACCTACGCGACCATGAGCGCGTTCGCCACCAGCGTCCGCACCAGCGCCTGATGCCGCGCCTGCCACGTCCTCCGATGCCGGTCGCGCCCGCGGTGCGCAAGATCCGGGTGACGCGCGAGTTCGAGAAGGATTTCAACAAGGTCGCCTGGTTCTACGACTGGGAGAAGGCCGACATCGACTTCGAGAAATCGCGCATCCGCGTCAAGCAGGCCGCCATGGACGACATCCCGGTCCTGGCCCGCGTGATCCGGGCGCTGGAGGTGGTGGCAAGGCACTACGGCTGGACGGTCGAGGAGATGGGACAGTGGCGCAGTCCCCTGCGCCACCCCGGCCCCGACCGCGATTTCATCCTCACCCTGGCGATGGCCCTGCAGCACGGCTACCGCCAGACCCCTGGCAACAACCACCAGCGCCTGGGCGAATGGCTGGCCGAGAACGGCCTGGACCCGGTCTATTCCGAAGGAGACGTGCGATGAAGATGCCGAACCCGAACTCGTGTGGCCGCAAGATCACCAACCTGCTGCTGACCGGCGTTGCCATCACGCCCGAGGAAGGCATCCTGCTGCACGGCACGCTGCGCCTGACGCTGGCCGAGATCGGCGACCTGTACCGCGAGCTGGTGGTGCGCGGCTGCGCGGTCATGGTCAGCGAGATCGGCCCGCGCATCGAGGCCAGTGACGCGCTGCTGGACAAGTACGGCCTGATCGAGATCTCGGAAAAGGAAAAGGGCGAAAAGGTGCCGCCGCCGACCCGTCCGCCGTTCCGGCCGCTGTCGAACCGCTACCTGCCGTCCTCGCGTGGCCAGCGCGAAGGCAGCAACGACATGCGCGACAAGCCCAGCCACTACGCCAAGCTGTCCGGGGTCCCTGCATGAGCGTGATCTATCTCGCCAACGTGCGCGCCGCGCGCGCCGCGCGCAACCTGGCCGAATCCCTGTCGAGCGACCCGGCGGTGCGCCGCGCCGCCCGCGTGCGCGCGATCGCCGCGATCAACAAGCGCGAGCAACGCTGGAAGAACCCGCAGCCGGCCGAGGTGATCTACCTCGACACCCGGATCGCCGAGCTGGGCCGCGCATCCTGGAGCAGCAGCAACCCGAAGGATTACTGATGCGCCGGCCCAAGTTCCATAACATCAAGACGATGGTCGACGGCATCCCGTTCGACTCGCGCGCCGAGGCCCGCCGCTGGAAGAACCTGGTCGCGCTGGAGCAGATGGGGTCGATCTCGAACCTGCGCCGCCAGGTGAAGTTCGAGCTGATCCCGTCGGTGCGCATCCTCGGCAGCAAACGGGCCACGCCGGCCCTGCGCTACGTCGCCGACTTCGTCTACGACCAGGGCGGCAGGACGATCGTCGAGGATGTGAAGGGCCTCCTGACCCCGGTCTACAAGATCAAGCGCCACCTGATGAAGCACATTTTCAACATCGACATCCTGGAGACCAAGTGATTACCCAAGCCCAAGAGAACGAGCGCGATGCGCGCCGCTACCGCATGGTGCGCGAACTGCTGTGCGCCAGCGACGAGCGCCTGGACGAGATCGCGGACATGATCGACCCGATCCTGGGCAATCACCCGACCCCGCAGCTGGTCGACCGCGCCATCGACCACGTCCTGACCACCCTGAAAATCGTCTGAGGTTCCCATGATCCTGGCTGAACGCTACGCCCGCGCCACCATTTCCGGCAACCTGCGCAACGACGCGCTGCACCACACGCCCGACGTGCTGATGGCCGTGGCCCTGGCCGGCGGCTTCAGTTCCCAGCTCATCCGACTGAAATTCGGCAACGAGGCGCCCAGCTACCGGCGCGTGCTGCACGAATGGACCTGGCTGGTCTCGACCAAGGCAGTACGCCGCACCTGGCCGGACCACATCCCGGTCGACGCCGTCGCCCACTACTCGCTGCGCTACTGGCTCAACTCCGTGTGCCCGGCCTGCACCAGCCACGGCAAGGTCAAGGAGCTGGGCGCGCCGGTGCTGTCCGAGCGTGACTGCCCGCTGTGCGGCGGCAGCGGCCAGGCCGAACTGCGCTGCGACACCCGCCTGCGCGACTATGTGCTCGACATGATCGAGGAACTGGAAGCGTATGTGCGCCGCGGCGTGTTCCGTGCAAAGAAGAAAATGCGCAGCGACCGCGAGGACGCCGAGGCCAGGCTCTGAATTTGTTGCAGCCTGCAAAAATGGCTTGAAGTCGGCCGCCGGAATCCGTATTCTGGCGGCACTGCTGAGCACATTGGGTTGTATTGGCTGAACACTGGCCCTTTCTGCTTTGCATAACTCGGGCGAATACCCGGTGTTATCCGGGTCTCAGCGACGAACCGTGCAGTAGCGGACGGCGACCCTGCTGGACCCCGTTCGTCCGTACCATTCTCCGGGGTGCAACACTGTAAGGCCCAGCCCCTCTATCCCGTCACCGACCCTATAGAGGAACATCATGTCTGATGTCATGGTCTGCAAACTGCAACTCCACAGCGCCAGCCCGGCCCGATCGAGCAGCAACACCGGCGGCGAGCTGACCGGCGCCTATGTGAAATTCGGCGCGGTCTGGGAAGGCACCACCGAGAAGCAGGCGATGAGCGAGAACGCCATCTTCGGCCACTGGACCCCCTGCGCGGAATTCAACGCCTCGATCCTGAACCAGGCCGTCGTCGACAAGCTCGTCGTCGGCAAGAAATACTACGTGACCTTCACCGAAGCGCCCGACTGATTCCTGCGGAGGTACGGGGCCGCCCTGGCGCTTGGCGCCTGCCCGTCATCCGCAACCCTTTACGCAAACCCGCCACCCGGCGGGTTTTTTTTCGTCTCGACCCCTGTATGTCCGGCGTGAACGCTGGCGAGGAGATCTATCATGGCCATGAACACCCAGCTTGCCGACGCCACCGTCAACGCCCAGGCGGACGCCCTGTCGGCCCTCCTGAACAACGGCTACCTGCGCATCTACAGCGGCACCCAGCCAGCCACCGCCAACACGGCGCTGTCCGGCAACACGCTGCTGGCCGAGCTGCGCTTTGCCGCCACCGCCGCGCCGGCCGCAGTCGGCGGCCTGATCACGTTCAACGCGATCACCGCCGATTCCAGCGCCGACAACACCGGCACCGCGACCTTCTTCCGCGCGTTCAAGAGCGACGGCACGACCGTCGTGCTGGACGGCTCGGTCGGCACCAGCGCCGCCAACATGATCATCGCCACGACCAGCATCAGCTCGGGCCAGACCGTGTCTTGCTCGTCGTTCACGCATGATGTCCTGAACTCGTCGGCAGGCCTTTAAGGCTGAGCTGGGGCCGCCATGACCGTCTTTCTCATCGACCCGACGGTGACGGCCGGCTCCGACTTTCCGTACGACGCCTCCAGCAACGGCAGGACGCTGACGGTCCAGTCGACCGTCACCTCGGTCGGCGACAGTCCGAAGTTCGGGTATGGTTCGCTGGGGTTCAATCTGCCAGGGGCAACCACCGCCGCCAGCATCACGACGGTCGATTCGCCTGACTGGCTGTTCTCCGGCCAGTTCACGGTCGAGGCCTGGATCTACCTGCAGGCGACCAGCGGCGGCACGTCGCAGCAGGCGATCATGGCGCAGTCGTCTTCGACCGGCGCCTCCAACAGCGCGTGGATGTTCTCGCTCAACACGGCCCAGACCGCCCTGCAGTTCCAGTATTCGACCAGCGGCACGGCCTTGACCATGCTGTCCGGCGCCAAGACGTTCGCCCTGAACACCTGGTATCACGTCGCCGTCGACCGTGATGCCGGCGGCGTGATCCGCATCTACTGCGATGGCGCCATGCTCAATTCGGCGACGATGGCGAGCAGCCTGTTCGACTCGACCACGGCCCTGTATGTGGGCAACCAGTCCAGCAGCAGCGGGCGCTTCCCGGGCCTGATCGAGGAACCGCGCATCACCAACGGCACCGCGCGCTACGCCAGCAATGCCGGCTACACGATCCCAAGCGCCGAATTCCCGACCAACGGCACCGACGACCCGTACTGGGCCAACGTCAAGCTGCTGGTGCGCGGCCCCGGCGGAAAGACCATCAAGGGCCGGTTCCGCTCCTTCTCGGCGTTGAGCACGCTGCGCTGCGGCGCCGGCGACGAGGCCCGCCTGGCCGCCACGCCCGGCCCGGTCCAGATGGGCACCGCCACCTGGGCGAACGGCAGCCGTTTCCTGACGATGGATACGGCGCGCACCGCCAACATCGAGACCTGCGATGCCACCTGGACCGGCGTGTCCACGAACGTCACCCAGGCCGCCAATACCGCGGTGCGCAAGCACAACACCGCGTGCCTGTCGCTGACCATCGCCTCGGCGTTCACCACCGGCAAGGTGGCGTACAAGACCCTGCCGTCCACGCTCGACCTCTCAAGCTACCAGCAGGTCAGCTTCTGGTTCCGCACGTCGGCCGGCCCGGCCGTCGGCACGCTCGAACTGCGCCTGTGCAGCGATACCTTGGGCGACGTGCCGGTCCACACGATTCCGTTGACCGAGTTCAGCTTCTTGGGGAGCACCTGGCGCGCGATCGTGAAGGACTTCGGCGCCGCGCTGGCGAGCAACATCGCCTCGGTCTCGGTGTATGCCAGCGCCGACCCTGGCTCCCTGACGATTTACCTCGACAACATCATCGCCTGCAAGGCATCCAGCAGCGCCGATGCGATCACGCACCTGTCGCTGGTCGGCAAGAACACGGCCGGGGAACCCGAGTGGTATCCGCTCCAGTCGATCGACGGCACCTCGGTCGAGCTGGGCAACTGGGCCGAGGCCTCGGTCGGGACCGCCGCGAACACCCCGAGACCGTATGCCGGCACCTCCGAGACGGTGGCGCTGTACCGGCTGCAGCCGCTCGATGCGGTCAACGGCTATGCGTCGCCCGCGTCCTTGTCCCCTTCGCGCGTGATCGGGGCATCCGGCACGGATGGAACGCCGATCACGATCTCCGGCGGCTGGGACGCGACCTACACGAACCAGACCGGCGTGACGTGGCTGAGCGGTGCGCATGCCATGTCCGGCTTTCTCGACGCGAGCGGCAAAAGCTATGTCAGCGTGTCGAAGATCGGCGCCGCGCACTTCATGGGCGCCGGGCCGGTCCTGACCAATCTCACCTCGACCGGCGTGCGCCTGCAGTACGAGGCCGTGGTCGGGTGCAGCAATACGTTCAACCAGTCGTTCCTCGCTTCGCTCTACATCAGCGCCGGGAATGTCGTGCACTGCCAGAACGGCTTCAATATCGGCGCCGGCAGCGGCGACTTCACGATCATCGCCCGCCGCGTGACCGGCTCGCTCGGCTACGGCTACAGCGGCGCCCCGAACGATGGCGGCATCGGGCGCGTCTACATCGACCAGATCGACAACTGCGGCACCTACGGCGTCTGGCCGAGTGCCACGACCGGCAAGGTGACGCTGTACAGCCCGACCCTGTCGAACAACGTCACCGCGGACGTGTTCTTCCCTCAAGGGAATACGGTACTCATCAACGCGCTGTCGCAGTCGGCCACCAAGGTCCTGTACAGCGCGCCAGGCATGGGCGACACTGTCCGGTTCCAGAACTTCGGGCGCGATGCGACCGACCAGCGCACCTACTTCCAGTGGGGTACGGTGTTCTCGGATACGACCACGCGCCACACGGCCAGCGGCCTGGCCTGGAAGCTCTCGATCACGAACGTCACCTACATCAATTCGTCGCGTCCGGCGAGGCTGCCGCTGGTGCGCCGCCGCGTGCTCGCCGGCGTGGCCACCACGATTGCGTGCTGGATGCTCCGCGACAATGCCGCCCTGAACTGCGGCATCCGGGTCGCGGGCGGGTCGCTGGCCGGGATCGGCAGCGCCGGCGTGCCCGTCAGCGCGGCGATGACGGCGGCCGCCAACACCTGGGAACAGGTGTCGATCACGTTCACGCCGAGCGAGGACGGGGTCGTGGAAGTGTTCGGCTGGGCCTGGACCACCGCGACCACCTATTCGTGCTGGTTCGATGACCTGACCGTCGTGTAAGGGGGCGACCATGGCCCTCGACCTGCTGTCGCTCGACAC